TGGTATCAAGCGTGATGTAACTGTTTACCGTTTCTTCTGGCCACGTAAGGACTCAATTGAGTACACAATGTATACTCGTGTTGGCGTCCAGATCGAACAAGCTGACGCTTGGGTGGTTGTGAAGAACGTTAAGGTTGCTTCATAATTTAGGATTAAATCCGCAAGAGAGGCCCCCAATTAATTTTGGGGGCTTTTCATTTTAATTTAGTAATGCTATAATTAATTGACCTAGAAAAAGGAGATTACAAGATGTCATTTGACACACTCAAGGTAGCAGAACTTAAGAAAATTGCAGAGGATTTTGCAGTTGATACAGCAAGCCTAAAGAACAAAAACGATATTATTGCCGCCCTAGCAGAAGAAGGCGTAACGTGGGCAGTATACGAACAAACAATTAAAAAGATTGAAGAAGATAAAGAAGAGATTGAAGTTCTTCCTAAGTTTGATAAGAGCCAAAAGATCACAGAAGATATGGTTCTTGTAAGAATGACTAGAGATAACTTCCGTTATGATATTATGGGACATACCTTTACAAAGGACCATCCATTCGTAGCGATGTCTTCTGATAAGGCTCAAGCAATCTTTGATAAAGAGGAGGGTTTTAGACCAGCTACACCAAAGGAAGCTCAAGACTTCTATAGCTAATCTAAAACGTAAATAATGGCAGAGATATATCTAAATACTAATTCACCGATCAAGCATAAAATTTTTTGGCAGGGAGAAGTAGTAGATGCTGATTCATTACCAACAGTAAAGTTATATGACATTACTGAAGATGTTACAATTACACCAGCAATATCTCCAACCACTGTTTTAACAACAATTACTTCTACTAAGATTGAAACAGATTATGGCAATTACCAAGTTGTAATTCCGCTCTCATATGTTCAAAGACAAAGAAGTTTCAAGCTTCTTTGGGAGTATGCCATATCTGGATCTAGCGTTTCAGCCACAACATACGTTGATGTAATTACTCCGTATACAAATATATATGAGGCGATAGACGACTTAAATCTTGGCGTTGATTCTAGCGATCCAAATTATAAGTCATATGCTCAAATTCAATTGGCAGAAAAGTATGCCAGAAAAGTAATTGAAGATTTTACAGGACAAGATTTTTTCCTATATGATGATGTTGAAGTAGCGTATGGAATGGATTCTGATATTCTAAACCTTCCATATAAGATCAACAGTATTCAAAAGTTATACGGAAACGATATTCTTCTTGTAGATAATACTTCCAGCCCAGTAGTAAACAATTGGTTATATACACCACAGATTACTGAGAACGGTTTTGGAATTAGAATTGATAGAACAAATCTATTAGACAATACAGTATACGTTGCAAATGGTATGGTTCCGCCAACCATTAATGATTCATATACTGGACAAGCGTTTAACAAGTACACAAGATATCGTGTGTATGGTAGATATGGCTGGGATGCTGTTCCAAACAATGTTCAAATAGCAGCTAAAGAATTGATGAAGGACTACTTCTCTAAGGACCTTTTGTGGAAGCAGAAGTATCTTAAGAATGTTCAAACATTTGACTGGAAGTTTGAGTACACAGGACAGGCATATTCTGGAACTGGAAATCAATACGCAGACCAATTGTTGTCACCATATGTCATTACATCGATGGTGCTTATATAAATGAATAGCATCATAGACTCAGTTCTGTCTATGAAACTAGATGTCTACAGACAGCTAGATACACAGAATGAAGACACTGGAGCCATTGTAAAAGAGTGGCAATACTATAAAACATTAGACTGCCACGCCAAAGGTGTGGTTAGCAATTCTGCAACAACAAGAAGCAGCGACAAGCAACTGTTTAATAACAAGTATCTAAATGATCAAATCATTCAAGTTAGAACTTCAGATAGACTTACTATCAGAGAAAAGATTACTAATATTCGTGACGCAGAGGGAAACTATATTTGGACAGAATTAGATTTTCCTTCAGACACACCAACCGTATTTGAAGTAATTGGAACAACCCCATTAACAGATCCATTCGGTAGAGTTGCTGGATATAACTCATCCCTAAAGAGATCGGAGAATCAGCAAATTGGACTCTAGTACAGCATTAGTAGCAGCAGCCAGTGGACTTGAGCCATACATGAGCGGTACAAAAAACTCTAAATTAAAAGATTCAATAGTGGCACAAATATCTTCAACTATTTATTATCAGTCACATGTTATGGCAAAACTAACTTCAAATAAGGCGTTTCAAAACAAATTTACAAAAGTTATCTTTGAACAGATAGATAAAGATTTTGGCGCATATATAGATGCAAAAGCTGGCATGCAGCCTAAAACATTTCACCATGTTTATGAATGGAAAAAGACTGGGCAAAAGGATGCAAGACTTTTTAAACTAAATAAGTTATCTCAGGATGGTTTATCATTTAAAATAGGATATGAATTTAAATTGTCTAAATCATTAGTTCCAACAAATAAAGGAAAGCACAGGCACGTATTTGCCAATAAAGCTTCTATGATGGAAGCAGGAGTACCCGTCATAATCCGCCCAAGGTCCGCAGAGCGCTTAGTATTTGATGTTGGTGGTTATACCGTGTTTATGCCCAAGGGGGCTTCAGTGACCGTTACAAAGCCTGGCGGGACCAGAGTAAAAGATTCATTTAAAGTAGCACACAAACAATTCTTTACTGGTAACCTTGTAAGCATGTCAATTAAAAATTCAGGTTTTCAAAGACTATTTAATAATTCAATCACAAAGGCAATGAAATTGCCAATGGATATTAAAAGAGTTAAATATTCATTCTCACCAAATACTGTGAGATCACAGGCGGACTTTGCTTTAAATTCAGCATTTGGAGGTGCATGATGGTTAATTATAAATTAGACGCAATGCTTGAATTACGAAAGTATATTTGGAAGCGGCTAAAAGAAACAGGCATATTTGATGAGACAGATTACTATAGCGATAATATAGGAAGTACTACAGTTCCTATTATTCCCGTCCAGCAGTCAGCAGAGATGAATCAATTTTTGAGCGGGAAGAAGCATATCGTCTATGACAAGATAGGGATGTCATATGAAGACCTATGGGCAATATGCTGTGAGCAGGTTATATTCACAATTTATTCAACAGATGTTTCCGAAATCAATGAAATTAGAAACTTTATGACAGATGAGTTTAGAAGAGTAGATGAGTCAGCCAGAGATGTAAATAATTGGACAGCTCTTTCTGACAAATTCCAATTCTATAGCATCTTCATAGCAGATATATCTCCAACTGAGCCATCCCAAGAAATGCAGGGATTCTTGTCGGCAGACGTAATACTTGAGATAAAGTACTCAAGGTTGTCTAATTCAAATGGAAGATTTATTTAGTTTGCCTTTTTACCCAAAAAGGCCTATTATTATACCAAGAGGAAAGACAGCCTAGCCAGCTTTTGAGATTTTATTATTATTTTGTAAAATAGGAGGTAAAGAAAAAATGGCAAGAGATTCGTACAATTCAGCCAAAAACATCATCGTTGGTGCTTCACCGTTGTTTATCAACCAAGCAGCATTCGATGGAGATTCAAATCTTGATCCAACAAAGGGTACAGACAAAGTAGCATTCAGTACATCTGAAACATACACAGCTTCACTCAATGCGGCACCTACAAAGTGGCGTAACGTTGGATACACAAACAATGGTCTTCAAATTACATATAACCCAACATATGGTAACGTAACAGTAGATCAGCTTCTAGATACAGCAAAGCTGTTCAAGGAGTCAATGGAAGTTATGCTTGCAACAGAAATGGCAGAAGGAACACTTGAGAATATTCTCGTTGTGTTTGGTCAGCCAGGAGGAGCAGCTGGAGTTACTGAGTCATCAGGATTCGATGGAGATGACACTCTAACAACAGCAGAGCCAACATCATCAACACCACAGGTACTCGGTTTGGCAGCAGGAGCTTTGCTCCAGGCACCAGTTGAGCGCCAGTTGATCGCAGTTGGCCCAGCACCAGATTACAATGTAACTAGCTACGCAAAGAATGAGCGTGTATATTATGCACGTCGTGTTCTTTCAGTACAGCAGTCACAGTTCTCTCTAGCACGTAACACACCAACAACATTCCCAGTGACATTCCGTCTTCTACCATCAGGTGATGCGGCATATGCTGGTCAAGAGTACGGTAAGATTATTGACCGTGTTTTTGCATAATTAAATTTAAACATTTAATTCAGATACCCCCAAGAAATTGGGGGTTTCTGCTTGTATTAGTAAGGTTGTTTTGTTATAATAAATAAGACAATCCTAGGAGGATAAATTGGCCACAACAATCTACGACGTAGAAGAAATTGAACTACAAAATGGTTCTAAGGTAAAGCTAAAGCCTTTAACAATTAAAGAGCTAAGAAAGTTTATGGCGGCTATTCAGAGAACCGCAGAGACAACATCAGAAGATGAAACATTAAATATACTTATTGATGCATGTGCAGTTGCTCTAGAAAAACAACTACCAGATTTGGTAAAAGACAGAGACGCACTAGAAGATGCATTGGACGTTCCTACAATCAACCGTATCCTTGAGGTATGTGGTGGGATTAAGATGGACGACCCAAACCTTCTAGCGGCAGCGGTTCTGGCTGGTCAGAACTAGATTTAGCCGCATTAGAGGGTGAAGTTTTTCTTCTAGGACACTGGAAGAATTACGAAGAACTAGAAGATAACCTTTCAATGCCAGAGTTAATTCAGACTTTGAAGTCTATACAGAAAAAAGAGTCTGATAGTAGAAAGTTCTTAGCTTCAATCCAGGGGGTAACTCTTGAAGATGATGGCCAAGAAAATGAAGGTCCTTCCTTCGAAGATATACAAAGACGTGCTATGGGCATAACAGCAAGTGCAAACGATATTGTTTCACTACAAGGTCAAGTTGCGGCTCAAGCAGGATTTGGAATCGGAGCAGGGTTAGGATACGAAAGAGGGTAAAATATAGTAAATGGCTGATGAAAATGTAGTCACGAATATAGTCGCCACGGCTGACTTTTCAGATCTTATTGGTAATGTCAATAAGCTCAATACAGAGTTGGCTCAATTAAAGCAAAGTCTTACAAATACAGATAAGGCATTAGCTTTACAGGCAGCAAAACTACAACAGTCATTTTCATCAACATTAAGAAGTACTGGACAGTTCTCAACACACTTTGTTAGTTTATCTTCCGATGTAGAGAAGTTTGGTAAGAATCTTGATGCTGGAAAACTAAAGCTAAGAGATTACTATAGCACTTGGCAGAACCATCAAAGAACTTCTGGCGGACTTATAAGAGACCTTGCTAAGCAGCAAGTCCAACTACAGAATGCAATACTACAACCTCTCGGCAGAAATGCTGAGGGGTTAATGCAATTTAACGTTCAAATTCCTAGAGGCTTGGATGCAGCAAAAAATAAAGCAGCTCTTCTAAAACAAGAGATGCAAATAATGAATAAGGTGATCCAAGATGGTGGAGTTCAGCTTATTAACTGGGGTAAGAATACACAGTGGGCTGGACGTCAGTTAACAGTAGGACTCACACTCCCGCTTGCGGCATTTGGAAAAGCGGCA